CAGCCTGGTGACCTGTGGTGGCAGCTCTGGCAATACGCGGAACGGGTTCAGGCTGATCCGTCCGTGGACCCGTCGTTCTTCGGGAAGATCTACCGGGCCGACGAAGACGCCACCGACTGGTTCGACGAGCGGCAGTGGTTCAAGGCGAACCCGAGCCTCGGGACGACGATCTCCCTCGACTCGTTCCGGGCCGACGCCCTGGAGGCGAAGCAGAACCCGGCCAAGTTGAACTCCTGGCTCCGCTACAGGATGAACGTGCCCACGGAGACCGACTCCAGGTGGTTCGCCCCCGAGTCCCTGGCCGCGTGTGTCGCCGATCCGCCAGAGCCGCTCGACGGCCGGCCCTGCTACCTGGGGCTCGACCTGGCGTCGAACATCGACCTGACCTGCGCGGCGTTCGTGTTCGGCAACCCCGACGGATCGTACGACGTGGACCCGCTGTACTTCGTGCCCGAGGCTACGGTCGCCGAACGCGAGCGGAAGGATCGGATCCCTTACTCCCAGTGGATCCGCGAAGGCTGGGTGATCGCCACCGACGGCGCCCGGCTCGATCACGACCGCGTCGCTGCGGCGATCGCGGACTATGCCACGAGACACAACGTCCGGAAGGTCGGGGCCGACCCGTGGAACCTTGGCAGCGTGGCGACGCAACTTCAGCGGGCAGGGCTCGAAGTGCAGGCTATACCGCAGTCGATCGGCTCCTTGACGGGGCCGTCGAAGTTCCTCGAAGGGCTCGTTGCCGCGCGCAAGATCCGGTGGCGCTCGCCGGTCCTGACCTGGAACGTAGGGAACGTGCAGCTCGCCGAGGACACCAGCGGGAACATAAAGCCGGACCGGGGACGCTCGACCGAGAAGATCGACGGAGCAGTCGCGACGATCATGGGCCTCGCGCTCGCGATGACTGACACAGCAGGGCAGGCCGACTCCTGGGACATCGTCGCACTATGACCGCGAAGAAGCAGCCCGCCGCCCGTCGGCAGTCCCGTCGCAAGCCGGCCGCGAAGCAGCCCGAGCTGCGGTCGATCCACACGGGATGGGCGCTGGAGGGCTATCACGAGATCGCCCCCCACACGGCGATCCGGGTGACGGCGATCCTGGCGTGCGTCCGGTTCCTGGCGCAGTCGCTGGCGGCGATGCCGCTGCACATCATGCGGACGCTACCGAACGGCCGCCGCGTGAATGCCGACGACCTCCAGGGCGACACCTACAGGGTTCTTACCAAGCGGCCGAACGGCTGGATGTCCTCCTACGAGCTGACCGAGCTCGTGATCCATCACACCGCCCTCTACGGAAACTCCTACTGCCGGATCGTGGGCGGTGAGCGTGGGTTCCTCCAGTCGCTGGAGCCGCTGCATCCGTCGCGGATGACGGTCAGCCGGTTGGCCGACAAGTCGCTCTCGTACTCGTACATGGGCGACGGCAACGAGACGCGGATCTTCTCCCAGGACGAGATACTTCACGTCCGCTGGCTGTCTGATAACGGCTACCTCGGGATGGTGCCTGCCGAGCTGTGCGGCACGTCGATCGCCCTGGCCCGCAAACTCGACACCGCGGCCTCGGCCTACTGGGACAACGCCGCGCGGCCGGACATCGTCCTGGAGACACAGGAGCAGATACCGGCCGAGGCGATGAACACGCTCCGCGAGCAGTGGCGGGAGATGTACGGCGGCCCGCGGAACCGCGGCCGGACGGCGGTCCTCCCGAAGAAGGTCCAGGCGAAGACGCTCCAGGGCGATTCCCAGGAGGCGTCCGGCTTCCAAGAGTTGCGCAACGCCCTGGTCGGCGAGATCGCCAGGGCCTTCGGTGTGCCCTCGACCCTCGTGGGTGACTCCGCGATGGCGCGATGGTCGAACGTGGAGCAGGAGTTCCTCACCGCCCAAGTGTTCTGCCTGCTGCCCTGGCAGCGGCGGCTGGAGGGCGCGATCGACCGCTCGATCCTGTCGACCTACGACGGGGTCTACGCGAAGCTCGACGGCCGCGGCCTGCTCCGGGGCGACACGGCTGCCCGGTCCCAGCTCTACCAGGCCATGTGGTCGATGGGCGCGATCCGCCCGAACGAGATCCGCGACCTCGAAGACCTGCCGCTCCTCGACGATCCCGCGGCCGACGAGACCTACGTGCAGCTCGGGTTCTCGACGCTGGGGGCGGCGGCCCAGTCCCAGGCACAGCCGCCACAGGCAGGAGGCTAGACCATGCTCGAACGACGCTACCTCTCCTTCGCGGACCTCGGGGACGACGGCCTGGGCATCGAGGCCAGGGCGGACGGCCCGGTCGTGATCCGCGGGATCGCCCCGCCGTGGGACAGCCTGTCCGTGGACCTGGGCGGGTTCCGCGAGAAGTTCGCCTCGACGGCGTTCGACAAGATCCTTGGCCGGCACAAGAACGACCCGCGCGGCCCGGTCGATGTTGTGGGCCTGTTCAACCACGACGACTCCCAGGTTCTGTCGCGGACCACGAACGGCACGCTCCGGATCCAGAAGGACTCGCGCGGCCTGGCCTACGAGATGGACCTCCCCGAGACGCAGCTCGGCCGCGATCTGGCCGTTCTGATCCGCTCGAAGACTATCTACGGCAGCTCGTTCGCGTTCTCCGTCAGTGCCGGCGGCGAGCAGTGGACGGCGGACGAGAAGGGCAACCCGATCCGGACGATCCACGAGGCCGCGGGCCTATACGACGTGTCGCCAGTGACCCGGGCCGCCTACCCCTCGTCGTCCCTCGGGCTCCGCTCGATCGAGGCCTGGAAGGCTGCGCGGGCCGTGGCCGCCGACGGCGGGCTCCAGATCTCGATCGACTTCGACCAGACGTTCACAGCGGCGCCTGGGCTCTGGCGGTCCTTCATCGCCGACGCGGTCTCCCGCGGGAACCGCGTCTGCTGCATCACGAGGCGCGAGGACACCGACGAGAACCGGGCCGCTGTCCGGGACGCCTTCGGCGACTCCTTCGACGGGCTGTCTGCCCTGGTCCTGTGCGGCCCCGGCGAGCAGAAGCGGGCCGCGGCCCAGGCCGCCGGCCTGGAGGTCGACATCTGGATCGACGACACGCCGGAGACGATCCCCGAGTCGGCCGCCCGTTCGATCAAAGTTTCGACGCTCGTGGGTGCGAAGGCCGCGGCGGCCGCCGCCGTCGCTCGGATGATCGCGGAGGCGTCGTGAGCACCCCGGCCAACTGCACGAAGTGCGGCGAGCGGATGCGGGTCGCGACCTCGAAGCAGGCCTCGGCCGACGTGCAGCTCCAGTACCTCGTGTGCCCGGCCTGCCGGGCACGGCGGTCGCGTGAAGTCCCAGCCGGTCTCGTGTGGAGGAGGAAACGATGAGCATCTCCGAGGCACCGATCAGGGCCGGCTCGGCCTACACGGACATCGCCCAGGCCGTGAAGGCCTACATCACGACCGCGAAGCTCGTGTCGTCCGACGGGCTCACATGGATCGAGTTCGGCGACCTGCTGGTGGGCCTGCTGCGGCTGGCGATCACAGGCGCCGAACTCCTTGATCTGCCCGGCCCGGCGAAGAAGGAGATCGTCCTGGAGGCGGTCGCCGCTCTGTTCGACTCCGTGGCCGACTACGCGGTCCCGACGATGCTCCTGCCGCTATGGCTGGCGGCCCGCCCGGCCGTCCGGTCGCTCGTCCTGTCGCTCGCCTCCGGGGCGATCGAGCAGCTCCTGCCGCTACTGAGGGCCGCCGCATGATCACGGCCGCGCTGATCCTGGGGGCTGCGTTCGCGTTCGCCGGCCCCGACGTGCTCGTCCAGATCCGCGAGCTGATGGCGAAGCACGCTCCGAAGGTCGGCCCCCGGCAGGCCCTGGCCGTCGCCCTGCTGGTGGCCGCCCTGCTCTCCTGGTCCGGCTCGCAGCGGGACGCCTCCCCGACGCCGGCCCCCGACGCCGGGCCGCTCGTGCTGCGAGGCCTGTTCCGTGGGCCGTCTGCCGCCGAAGATGCGAACACGATCGCGGCCCTGACCGAGGAACTGGCGGCCGAGATCGAGTGGGACGGGCTCCAGCCCGAGCCCATGTTCCGGACAGGAGTCTCGATCGACACGCTCCGGGACCGCGCCCGCGAGCTGCGGTGCCGCGGGATCTCGATCGGAGCCCGCCAGCCGGCGGCCCGCGACGCGATCGCGGCCTACCTCGAACAGGCCGTCGGCAAGTCCGGCGGGCCGATCTCACCAGAGCAGCGGGCGCGGTGGATCACGGCGTTCCGCGACATCGCGAGGGCCGCCGCCGATGTCACACGCTAAGGCGTTCCGGTTCTTCGTTGTCGTGCTGCTCGTGGCCCTGGCGGGCCTGGCGTGGACACACTCCACAAGGCCGACCGGCCCGCTCGTCGCCGGCAACTACGGCTACAACGCGAACCCGGCAGGCGTCCGGGAGTTCCTCGGGGAGCTCGACGACCCGCTCTGGCGCAGTGCCGGAGCCGAGTGCCTGGCGAAGGCGCAGGGGAAGGACACGTTTCTCTACCGCTACGCGGACCGGGCACACCGGGCCGTCTACGGCACGCCGTTCGGTCCGTGGAACCAGGGCTCGCACGGATCGTGTGTGTCGTTCGGCTGGGCGATGGGATCGTACATCGGCCAGGCGGTGGACTGGGCCACGGGTGCGACCGCCGACGCTCCGCGTCTGGTCGCCACCGAGCCCATATACGGGGGATCCCGCACGGCCGGCCGACTCCCGCCTGTGACGTTCGCCGGCTGGAGCGACGGATC